GAATTGCTGAACTGCTATATCTTTAATTGACATAAAATCCTAACTGTAAAATTATACTGTTGTTCGAGTTAAAACGCCTGTACCTTGTAAAGTCATTGATGATTTAATTAAATCATCTAAAGTTACTGAGTGAGATTCCCCTGTTACTATTGCGCTACCGCTCCAATAATAATCGCCTGAATCTGCTCCCTCAGGATATAATTTTAATGCTACTGTTGATCCAACTGTTAAAGCTAATTGTCCACTTGAATCGCCTTCATCAAAGTTAGCCTCAACACTTGC